GAAAATTCTATCGAACCTTCTTTACTTCCTTTCTTGTTCGAATCTAATTCAGAACCTACAAGATTAAGAGTAACGAATATTGTAGATGATTTCATGGAAGGTGTAGAATCTGGTGGTGGTGTGACTACGTATGAAGTAGTGTGTGATGAGACGAATAACACTTCTCAAGTGATTGACAACAATGAGCTTGTGATCGATCTATACGTCCAACCTACTAAGACAATAGAGTTCATTAAACTTAATGTAGTAATTACCCGTTCTGGTGTTAATTTTGCAGAAGTAAGATAAGGAGTATAATATATTATGGCTAATTTTAGTATAACAAAAGAGTTTGCAAATGTCGGTGACATTATGCGTAACTATAACTTCGACCTTCTTATTCCAGCAATTGAAGACGTAACCACGGATGATTTGCGGTTAAGAGTTCGGAATGCGGTTTTACCTGGTAGAAGTAACGAACCCATCGAAAGCAATTTCTTTGGTATGAAACAAATCTATGCGGGTAGAGCAGTTTTCACTAATGCACTTCCTATTCTTTTCGAAGAATTTGAAGATAGAAAAGTATCCAAGGCACTGTACGCATGGCAACAGAAAATTTTCGATACGAAAACTGCTGGTGCTTCCCTTGCTGAAGATAAGAAAGCGGTTTCTGAAACTATTGTTTTAAGACTTTATAAAAACAACGGTGAACCAGTTGAAACAAACGGTAAGATTTATTTTAGGAATGCATGGCCCTCTTCGGTTGAAGATGTGTCATTGGATTATACTGGAAATGAATCTATCAAGATTTCTTCGGTGTTTACGTTTGATACATGGCATTATTAATTTCAATAAGTTATATTTAATATAACGACAATTCAAGAGGGACAGCGAAGTCATGATCGTTTCCTGAAACCTTACTGATTAAGGATTACCTCTTTTTTAATATTTCTAGTAAGGAGATACTATGAGAAAATTAACCACAAAAGAATTCATAGAAAAATCAAACGAAGTACATAATAATTTTTTTGATTATTCTAAAACTGAATATATAAATTCCCAAACTAAAGTAATAATAATCTGTCCAATTCATGGTGAATTTTTACCGAAAGCAGGAAACCATTTATACGGAACACGTGGTTGTCCTAAATGCAAACCATCATTGATTAAACAAACCAAATTAGAAAGACACGGAAACGAAAATTATAACAATTGGGATAAAATAAAACAAACAAATTTGGAAAGATATGGTTGTGAATATAATATGGGCACAAAATCTTTTGTTGAAACTAGTAGAAAAACAAAACAAGAAAAATATGGGGATAAAAATTATAGAAACGAAGAAAAAGCAAAACAGACTAATTTAGAAAATATGGTCATGAAAATGTCTTCATGAATAAACAAATTATAAAGACAATACAAAAGAAAAAGGGTGAGACTATAAATGATCCATCATATAAAGAAAGTTTAACAAAAGAAAATAAAAGAAAACAAAAAGAATATGTTCAATCGTTTATTGGCGATGAATATGAAGTATTAGAATATGAGGATTATTATAATATAAAAATAAAGAACAATTTAACAGAAGATGTTGTTACTATTTCTTTTTATACTCTCACCCATAGAAAAAATAATAATAGGGATTTATGCAAATATATATCTGGTGTTTCGTGTCAAGAAAAAGAATTACAAGAATTCATACAACAAAACTATACCAAAGAAGTTATAACAAATTCTAGAACCATAATAAAACCATTCGAATTAGATATCTATCTTCCAGAAATTAAATTAGCATTCGAATTTAATGGGGTTTATTGGCATAATGAACTACGTATACCAAACGATTACCATTTAAATAAAACTAAATTATGCTTAGATAAAGGAATTCATCTAATTCATATCTATGAAGACGATTGGGCATATAAACAAGATATTGTCAAAAGTAGAATATTAAATCTACTAGGTAAAAGTAATATCATTTATGCTAGAAAATGTAAAATAAAAGAAGTAACACCCAAAGAATCTAGAATGTTCTTAAATGAAAATCATATTCAGGGGTATTGTAATTCAACTACCAGATTGGGACTTTTCTATCAAGATGAACTGGTATCGTTAATGACATTTGGTAAATCTAGATTCAGAAGTAATGATACTGAATTGTTAAGATTCTGTAACAAGTTGAATACATCGGTAGTCGGGGGAGCAAGTAGACTATTCAAACATTATACAAAAATCAATACAGGGACTATCATATCATATGCAGATAGAAGTTGGTCAAATGGTAAGTTATACGAACAGTTAGGATTTTCCTTAGAGTTGGAAACTAAACCAAATTATAGTTATATAATAAATAATTGTAGAGAGAATCGATTTAAGTATAGGAAATCAGAATTGATTAAAGAAGGATATGACTCAAATAAGACAGAACATCAAATTATGATAGAAAGAGCAATTTATAGGGTGTATGACAGTGGGAGTTTAAAATACAAGAAATAATTCTACTGTAGAAATATAACCAAGAAAAATAAAATTCTTGGACTTTATAAAAGGCAATTCCCGAAATATGGAATTGCCTTTTTCTTTATATTATAAATATTAGTGTACGAGTTATATAAAGTAAAACCTAAAGGAGACGTTCCTATGACAACACAGTATCCCTACACAATGTTTAAATCTATGTTCGATTTTACATTAGCAACCCAAGAAAAAAATCAAGATTTATTAAAAGCATATTCACCAAAATCTTGGTTGAAAGAATTTTGCACAATAAAATTTTCACTACCAAGACGTTCTGGACACACCACAATAATAAGAGAAATGGTAAAACAATATGAAGATTCTATCATATTGGTTCCTACTCATAAACTAGCCAACGTATGTTATAAGGAATATAAGAATAAAACCTATACATTTAATAATTTCGATCAACAATTGGATGAGATTTCAGGATATCAGTATGTATTTATCGATAATTCTTTTGCTTTACCAGAACATAAGATAGACGATCTATACAACTTTTTAGTACATGCGAACATTAAAATTGTGGCTTTTCTTCAATAAAAATAGTTGTTTTCCGTTATGTTATAAATACTTATAGGAGGATATTTATATGCCTATATTGGACTTAAAATCAGCTTATAAGAATTACTATAGCGATAAATCTATACAGAGAAATTATAATTTTTATCTCACTATAGAAAATAACGATAATGTTTTCGGAAAATGGAATACCAAATATCCAGATAATCCTTTGGATGCTATGCCCGAAATAGAGCTATATCATGTTAGAAATGCTTCGTTACCAAGTAACATATTTAACAAAGAAGCATTACAGTATGGTGTTGCACCAAAAACATTCTTAACTTATAATTCACCACAAGGATTAGATTTAAGAATGGAGTTAGAAGAAGATGATAAAGGAACAATTAGGAAGTTGATACAGTGGGGAGAAGAACGTAGAATGTCCCACAATGGTTATCATAGGAATCCTGATTTAGTAAAAATAGACAGAATAACGGTTAACGTATTAGACAACGAAAATAATTTAGCTATCATTTATAGATTTAAAGCAGTAGATTTTCTTAGTGCGGATCCTATTGCTTATGATTATACAGCTAGTGATTCGATTAAATATGTATTAACGTTTGTTGTAGATATGTTTGATGTTGAATTTAAAAAATAAGTTACTTGGAGGTAATATATGAAAATGGAAAATGTAGATGGAAATGAAAAGAAAGAAGTTGTAGTAGAAAAAGTTGTAGAGGATGTAGTGAAAACTAGTAAAGATAACCTATGGCCTATTGAAGAGTTACCTAGTAAGTTTTTGGTATACCCAGAAGGTACTAAGTTTTTCGGTAGACCATTAAAGGTTCTCGAAATTAAAATGCTTTCAACACTAGACGAAAGCAATGCAAATCATGTGATTAACAGCATTATCAAAAAATCGATTACGATTCAGGGTATGTCACACGATGACCTTTTAATTTCTGATAAACTGTATTTGATTTTTTGGTTAAGAGCAAACACATACAAAGATAGTGGATATAAGGTTGGTTTTAGTTGTAGTGAGTGTGAACAAGAATCTACGTATACTTTTTCGCTTAATGATTTAGAAGTTAAATATTTAGAGAATTACGATAAGGCATCAACCCTTACACTTAAAAATAAAAAGAGTGTTTTAGCATTTAAGTTTCAGAGAATGAGAGAAGAACAAGAAGTTAATTCTTTTCTTAAGAAAAATAAAGCAAACCCATTAATGGATGTTGACGATGATCTTCTAAATCAGTGTAGTTTAATTGATACTATTGATGGTGAAGTTAAAACTTTGAAAGAGAAATATGAGTTTATCGTAGAACTGGAACCTGAAGATTATGTTATTCTTACTCAGGAACTAGAAAAAAGAGATATCGGTATTGTCCCTATTATCAACGTTGTGTGTGATAAATGTGGAGGGACAGCCCAAGCAGGGGTTTCGTTTCGTGGGGACTTCTTTCTTCCCCAATACGTCTCTGAATGATGTATTAGAAATAGAATATCAGGTGGGGATTAAATTTAAATCCTCACCCGATTATGATAACTGGGATTTTAATAAATTGATTTGGATGTATGATAGAGTGATGAAACAACAAGAGGATCAAATGGACAGTGATCGTTTAGATAGTATTGTCCAAGGATTATGATAGTATGGCAGATAACAAACCACCATTAACAGACCCGAATAGCGGAAGATTTATTAAGTTAACCGATCTTGTTAAAAAAAGACAAGATGCTATATCTACTTTTGATAAGAAGTATGTTAATTCTATAGATCAAGTTCTTAAATTACAAAACAAACAATTGTCTGTAGTTAAGAAGGGTGCTCAGATAGCGGTAGCAACAAAACAGTTAGCAAAACAAACCATAAAAAACCAACAGGAAAAATGGAAATTAGAAGAAGATAATTGGAAGAAAGAAAAATCTTTCAAAAAGAGACTTAGAAGTTTAGTCCAATCTAATATTAGTGATGCTAAAGATAAGTTTATGGAAACTGGATTAGGTAAGGTTATTAGTGGTGGTGTATCTTTTGGTAAATCTTTGAAAACCTTAATAAGCGGTTCCAAAGAAACAAGAGACGCAAAAAAAGAGGCAAAAGTCTTTAAAAGAAAAGAATTAGCACTTAGACCAAAAAAAGAGGCAAAAGTCCTTAAAGGAAAAGAATTAGCTTTTAGACCAAAAGAAGAAGTAGATAAAGATACAAAACGAAATTCGTTATTGTCTAAACTTTTTAAATCTAGCAAATCTAAGAGTAAGAGTAAGAGTAAGGGATTGATGGGACTTATTGCGGGTGTAGCTTTACTTGTAGCGGGTGGTGGTCTTCTTGGTTTTTTAATGACAGGAAAATCAGAATATTTAGGAAGCATGATAAAGGGGTTTTTTAAGGCGGGTGTAGCATTTAAAGCTATGCTATTAGCACCATTCAAAGCAATAAAGGGAGCAATAAAAGGTTTTTCTGGTATGGTAAAGGGATTCAAAGATCTGAAGAATTTAAAAGGTCTGACGAATATTGGTAAGGGTCTTAAAAATACCATTAAAGGTGCATTAGGATTTAAAAAAATTAAAGGTATTATATCTACCGTAAAGGGAGCTTTTAGTGGTATCTTCGGTCTGGTTAAGGGATTCAAAGGAATCTTTAAGATGGTTGGTAAGGTAGGAGTGAAGGGTGGAGCTAAAGCCGCAGGGAAAGGAATTGCTAAAGGTGTTGGTAAACTTGGTTTAAAACGTGTACCTGGGCTTGGTGCAATTATGGGATTGATATTTGGTATTAATCGATTTAGAAAGAAGGATATTGTTGGTGGTTTATTGGAAATAGGTTCTGGTATAGCTTCTCTAGATCCTACTCTCGGTATTGGAATGGCTATTGGTGTTGCTATCGATGCATATTTATTATTTAGAGATTTGAAAAAAGATATGTCAGGTAAAGCACCAGAAGAAATTAAGACGGGAGGATCATCAATAGTAACAAAAATTGGTGATTGGATTAAGAATATGTTTGGGAATTTAGGGGATATTGTTAGTAACATATTTACTAGTGTAAAAGATTTTTTCACAGTAACAATACCAGAATCAATTAAAAATACTTTTTCAGCAAAGAATATAAAAGAAACCCTTACGTCTGCATTATCGATTGGTAAGAATTTGTTTACCGGAATTGTTGATTGGCTTAAAGAATCTATGGATAGTGCGGGAACAGCATTAGTCGATATGTTTAAGACATCGTTGGTTGGTAGACTTTTATTTAAAATGTTAGGGAAGGGTAGTGGATCTAGTGATGAACTAGATGAAAACGGAGATCCTTTGTTAGCTAATGGTGGTATTGCTACTAGACCTATGAGGGTTATAGTTGGAGAGAAAGCAAAAGAAGCTATAATTCCTTTAAATAAAATAGGGGATGTATATTCTCAATTAGCAAAATCTGGGTTAAACTTAACAGCAAACGCAACCACAAGTAATCAGTTACAAGATGTAAAGAATAGAGATTTAGCGGGTGAACATTTAGAAAGTTTGAAAAAATATTTATCAACAGATTTCATACCAGACTTAGCAGAGAGAATTGTCGGTGGGTTTGGAGAAAAAAGAAAAGAGGGTGGAGCAACAGACGTTGGTGTTGCACTCTTTAATTAATGGAGTTATAAATGGCAGAAAGAAAATATTTGTTCAATAAAAGTTTATACGAAAAAGCTAAAAACGATCTATATAAAATAGAAATTGGTGGGGTTAAAGGAATTCTTAAAGATCAGTTTGCTATGTCAATGTCTGCAAGTTGGGAGCAATTAATTTCATTAGATGGAACTTTGTCTACATTACGAACAGGGCTTGGTGCTGCTGGAATTAATTTATTCAATACTGGAATATTCACTAGAAAGTTTTATAAAGGCGGATCGTATGTAGAAATTTCACCTTCTTTTAGGGTTGTGGATTGGGATGGTAAACCAGAAAATTCAGTTATTGATATAGCAAGAAAATTATATAGTTATGTCGTGCCTACATCGTTACTTAAATCTGGTGGACAATCCGCAACCAAACCCAAAGGGACAAAATCGAAACAAGAAGAAGAGCAAACATATAGTTCTGTTAAGAATTTTTTGACTAACATGAAATCTAATGTTGCTACAAATGCACCATCTATCGTAACTGTTAATATATCAAATTATTTTTCTTTTTCTGGTATGGCAATTACAAACATATCATCTACATTTTCTAAAGAGATGACACCTACGGGGCCACTATATGCAGATTTTACAGTATCTTTAACTTCTGTTGAAGTACCGAATTGGTATAAAATGAGACGATCATTAAAACAATCTAAAAGTAGAGTTTCGTTCGAATAAGGATAATTATGGATAAGTATAGTAGAAGTAATTTTTATATAAAGAAAACAGTTAGCGGGATTCTGGAATCAGATCTCATTACTAATACGTTTAATGAATTCGAATTTAAAAATGAGTTCACACAATATACGGTTACCGATGACGATGTGGGTAGACCAGATTTGGTTAGTTTCAAACTATTCAATAAGGTAAACTATTCATGGATTATTATGAAGGTAAATA